CCAGCTCACCTGCTTGACCCATCAAGGACATTTGTGCCGATTGTGCTTGCTGTTGCTTCATTTCGGTTTCACGTTCCTGAGCAGTCTTAATGAGCTGAATAGGATCAATACCTTGAGCGGCAGCAAGCCGTTTAATTGCTTCCTCTGGATTGATGAAACGAATCATCGCCTCAGGGCCAAGGGCTTGGGAAATAGTCTGAAGGAACATCATCAAGGATTCCCGGTCTTGACCACGGCCAATACCTTCGATGCCTGCGATGACAGTCGGGAAGACCACACCCTTAGGAAGTTTGGGCAGTACGTTGGACCGTTGAAGAACAAACAACTTCCGTTGGAGATACGGACGAAGCAGTTCTGTGGTAAGGTTACCATAGATACCACCAAGCTGTTCGTTGAGTTCCTGCTGGGTAGCACGGATCTCTTCAGCGGTAGTGCGTTCAGATTGACGCACAGTAAGAATAAGGAAGGCCTCACTCAGCCGTTGGGTAAGCTGAGTAATCATTTGATAAGCAGTTGAGAAGTCAGCCTGTTTGGCAACTTGAACAACCGACACATCTTCTTGGCGACCTTGAATGATAGCTCCGTTGCCTGCCTTTGCCAGCGTGCTGGGCTTAACAGTAGCAGCGGGGCTAACAAGAAAGACAACCTTAGCAGCGGCAGCAGAGCCCTCTACCATGGCTTGCATCAGACCCTCAAGGGACTTCAGATCACCAAGGTATTCTTCAATGCGACCACGGCCATAGTCTTCTCCATCCACAATGTTGAACCGCAGCGGCAGCCACGGGGTTGTGTTCTTTGGAGACTTGCCATAGCTGTCTTCAATAATCTCTCCATCAACTTCCTGCCTCCAACGCCATTGTCCATCCGTGAGCTTGGCCCAGGTATAAACAGCAGCTTCATCCTCACCAACTGTTACATCCACAGAAGGAGTAGCAGTGTTGTCATCCACACGGTTGGTGGCACTCTTAGAGGTTTGGAATTTCTCTGGAAGGAATTGACGGTTGATAGATTCAACAGTAACGATCTCGGTGGGCTGACCCTCTCCATCACGGACGACCACAAAACGGTCAAGAGGGTAAAGCTTGACACCACTCGAACCCATGTATACCAGGACATTCCCGGTTACAATCAGGTGCTTCATTGCCTGGTGAAGGATCACACGATCCTGTGATTCGGCAACGTGTTGCATGATGACCCGCTCCATTTTGGAGAGGCTCAGGTCGATCTCTGATTTGATCCTAGCATCAAGATTGGGATCCGAGGCGAGTTTACCGTCGTTGATCTGAAGCTTAAAGAACGTAGCTGTCACAGGGAACAAGCTAAGCATAAGCTTCGAGGCCATGACGTTCGCGCCTTTGGCACCGATTGATTGCCAAGGAGTGGGCAGGTGCTGACCATTGATCACACCGGTTGGCGTGAGTAGGTAGGGCAGACTCAGACGCGCACACTCCCGAGCAGTATCAAGGAAGATCGTTCTGTCACTTGCCAAGCGAGCGTAGCGGCTAGCAGCAGATTGATTTTCCATTTAATTAAGTACCAGGAATGTTAAGGCCAGTTGCTTGGCCACTAATGGTTCCCAGGGTGGGAGTAGGGGTAGCACGAGGGGCACTGAAACCAGCTGCGCCAGCAGCACGTTGGCGTTTACTACGCATACTAGCAGCAGTCTTAATAGTTCCAACCCTTTCACCAGCAACGGCAGCCGGCGGCGGGGGTGGAGCTGGAGGTGCGGGGGGAGCCGGAGGAGCCGGAGGAGGCGGCGGAGGCGCAGGCATAGATGGAGCAAGACACATGATCTTAATCTCTAGTAGTTTTGTTTTTAAGATGTTTGATGATTGCAATAGCTCCAGCTTGGAAAGCTAGTTCCCGTTCAGAGATGTTGCAATCAGGAAAACGATCAGGATACATCTCTTCAAGCTCTTCAATAAGCCGAAGTAGATCAACCCTACCCCCTACTACATGTGTAAGGGGAAGGGTATCCTCATCAAGGTAAGCCATCGTAGAATCTTTCAAGGTAATCAATAGCTTTTTTCAAAGCCTTTGGACTGTCTCCAAGTTTACCAATACCAGTGTTGCAATCATGACAAAGCAATCCTCGTATTTGTCCTGTTTGGTGACAGTGATCTACATGAAACGTTCCACGGCCTTTTGAATCAGGTGACATACAAATGGCGCAACAGTGATTTTGTTTAGCCAGCAATTCATCAAACTGATCAATGGTTATTCCAAATTTGGATTTTAAATGGGTGTTGCGTTTTGCGCGTGGATTTAAACATTGCCACATCACCGCTTTTTTATTGCGACATTTGCGGCATGTCCCATTTAAGCCATCTTTATTTCTTGGTTCGGGATGAAAGTAACTGGCGTTAAAAAAGTGCCGACACTCAGAACACGCTTTAATCATCCGTATTGTGGAAGATCGGTATTTGCCGCCTCAAAAAAGGCGGGCATCCGAGCGCGTTGGGTATCTTTCAAGCCGGGGGCTTTACCGCGTTCATACAGCGAATCAGATTGATGAAGCCAAAAATCTTTGTCTAGGTATTTATTTGTTGAGGATGTGAGTCCATCAACTACCCAGCCTACTGTGGCGCGGCGCAAACGATTGAGGCTTGGTGTGGACTTGAGACCCAGTTCGGAACAGACCATCGAGTGGATTGCGACGTGGGTTTGTTCGTCGCGGCTGATGTCTGCTGCTGTGGTGCGGATTCCGACATCTCCGGTGAATCGGAAGAAGGGAAGGATAACGAAGAAGACACTGCGCTCCAGAATAGCTGCTTTGAGTATCGGATGCTCAGGCGCGTCAAGCCAAGCCTTCAAGATGTGCTTAGCTTCTTCCTCATACTTGGGGTTAGCACCGTGGGCATCAATCACATAATTCAATGCCTGGTCGTGGTTCTCTTCATCACGTTGATTGGAGAGTAATGCCTCCCGTACCCCAGGGGTTTTGGGGAGTTCTTTCTCCAGTCCTTGTTGAAGAAACTCACGCACAGGCAATTCCAGGTGGCGAAGACCAAGGGCGCGTTTGAGTGCGTCCTCGGCCCCCTCTACCACCTTGCCCTTTTGAACCGCCACTGGGGTCCATTTGCGTTTGCGGCTGATAACTTGATCGTAGGGCGATAGGGTTGGGCTCATTCTCCGCAGGGAATACAGGGTTCGTTTTCGGGTTTAACAGTGGGACAGCCGCAATCAGGGTCGATGTCTTCATCAAAACCAAAGAGATCACGAAAGTCTTCATCAAGAGCTGCAAGTGCATCATCTTTAGCTTGAGTATCAGGCATCACCTGAAGAGAATAATAGAGGCTCGTCTGAGGGGAATACATCCACTCATAAATGAACTCTCTATCATAGGTAACAACATCAGACCACGAGTTAAACGAATACCCATGGAAGAGAAGACTGCTTTGGAAAAGGCGGACAAGACCATCCACAACTTTCTTGTAAGCTTCCCAACCTACTTCAGAAGCTATTTCGATGTCCGGCGGGTAGTCATAAGACTGGACTCCGAAAGTCCCACTATCCCTATCGACGTGACGAGAGATAGGAGGGGCCAGCTCTGGGGCAGTAGTATAGCCACGCAGATCGACGTTGTTATAAGAGCAGGAAGCCGTAGGCGCAATAGCAAAGGCACGGTCCATTTCAGCGGCTCGTGCAATCTGTGCTGCAATCTCAATGGCTTTTGCAAGTTCAGATACAAGGAGGTATGCCGGAGTATGCTCCGGTTGATGAGTATGGAATTTGGTTAGGGCGTCTCCAAACTCTTTATACGTTACGCCGTTCTGGCAAAGGAAGTTAGCCAGACCAAGAACACCAAGACCAATCTGTCGGTCAGTCTCGGGGGGAAGATATTCACCGGTTTCCCCAACACCGGTCTTTCCATGAAGCTCGATAAGGGAACTCATGCCCTCAGTAAACGCAGGAACCAAGTCCTCAATACCGCAAGCTCCGAGATTGATATGCTGAAGAAGGCAGGTACCACGACTAGGTAGATACACCTCCAAACAAACATTGCCAAGGATGCGATTGCCGTTAGCGTCATAACGAATCTTGTTAAGCCAGATGTCGCCCTTCTTAATACCATCAATGGTGGCATCAATCAGTTCGTCAGAGGCATACTTGAGGAAGTTCTCATCAACATTCAGGCACCGCTTAACCCAGGCGAGGTCGGCTCGGGAAGCAGTGATGAACTCAAGGGCATCGGGGCAAGTATAATCGAGGTGACACACCACAGCCCCATTTTTGTATACCCCACCGCGCCTCAGGGTTTCGTTGAGGGCAGAGTAGATGCGGGCAAAGGAGACGGGACCAGACGCTGTAAGGCCCTTTCCATTTTCTGCCCCTCTAGGACGAAGCTTAGAGAGATGAACAGCCACGCCAGCTCCGTTACGAAGAGCGTGCGAAACAAAGCGCCAGGATGCTTCGATTCCTTCAGGCCCTTCCATAGTGTCCTCCACCTGGAAGACCGTACAGCTGACCGGTAAGCGAGATTCGGGGTTGTCAATCCAGTTTTGAACACGGCCAGTTCGTGCAATCTTGTTGGGGGACATTGGTTTAGATAAGGTCGTCGAGAACAGGAGGTTGGTAATTAGGCCCCTTAAGGACTTTGCCATCTTCGCGGCGGAGGGGCTTGCCGTCCACGAGTTTACTCATATTGGATTCAAAGACACGGCGCATGGCCTCATCCAGATTCCAGCCACGAGCTGCTGCAAATTGATAACACACGAAGACAAGATCGGCCAGCTCCTTTAACTGGGCCAGTCGATTCTCTTCAACGGTATCAAGGGTTTTAAATTCAGCATCGAAAGCGCCAACGAACTCAAGGTATTCCTCGGTGATAAGGTTTGCTTGTAGTTCATGCACATACTCATTAACTGTGTTAATAGGTTGGTCCATGGCCTCACGAAAGGCAATGGCTTGTTGGAGCAGCGATGACATGGTTAGCGGTTACGCTCGTGGGAAACTTGTTGGATCTTTCGTTCGACGTAGGCTTTGACTTTGAGCCAGTCATCCAGTTCGGACTCGTGGCTCTTGTGGCCTGCGCGACAAACGTATTTAATCACGTTGCCTGCCAGGTAGTCAAGGCCTTGGTCAACAATAAAATCCCAAACCTCAATCGTCCCCCTTTTGTAGTGGGTCGGACTGTACTTGGTCACGGAAAAACTCTTGGTAGGCGGGGTTGTCAATGATGCTTTTGAGTCTACGATTTGCCAGAAATCGTCCCAGGGCATCATTTCGGAATGATCGTCTATCGAGCCACAGCTGCATTCCAAGAATGATTTGATTTCTTCGTAGTTCAAACCAGACAGGGATTGCTCTGAGGATAAGGTCGATTGCGTGGAAGACATTGCGGTCAATGACATAGACAATAGCAAGGACTAAGCCGATGTCAAGTCCAATAAGGACGGGGGTGGGTTCCATAGGATGGGTTCCTTAGTGGTGGAGTTATACTCACCAGGCCGGAGGATCCGTGCGAGACGAGCGTTGCGGATGGCGTCGGCTTCAGTCATGCCTGCCTTTTCATAACAGGACAGAACTGCTTGCCATGGATCCTCAGCCTTAGCCAGGATCTTTTGAGCGCCCTTAGCGCCGATGCCAGGTACGCCTTTGTAGCCATCCACCGGATCGCCCGTAAGGCATTGTGTCCAGAACCAGTAGTCGGCTTCTTCAGGTGTTACTTGGACCAACTCACTTCCATTAAATAGGTTGCAGCTGATCTGTTTCATGTCCTTGTCAGGAGAAACAAGAATAAAATCACTTGGATCCAGGTGGCACTCTAGTCCAAGCGCGTCGTCTGCTTCGAGGTTTTCATAGCGGATAATCTTGAAGTGGTCTTTACACCAGTCCAACAACCGCTTATAACCTACGGGCTTACGTTTGGTGCGTTTACCTTTGTAGTCAGGGTCAACAAGCTTTCGGAAGTTCTTGCTGTCCGAGAAATACAAAAGCACTCGTTCGGTATCGAACCGTTTCTTGAGGTTATTGATCTCCGAAGAGAAGACCTTGGTAACCTCCTTGAAGTTGCTGGCAATGGTGATCAGGTCATCACCCCAGTCAAGCTCCGTTTCATTAACCTGACAGCTGCGATAGGCAAAGAAGTCAGCATCAATGCGAAGCTCTGGTTCAATGACAGTCGGCCCACGTTGCCCCTTCTTTTGCCTCTGAGGCGAGGGGGACTTTGAGGTCGTAGTATTCGCCAGCTTGGACGATGGACCACTCAAGTTGGAACTTTGCGTCATTGACAAGGTGTGGTTGAACAGCGAGTTGAATTTCATCATGGATCCATCCGAGCCACTGGTAATCAATGCCCCACTGGTATCCAAGACTATTCATTTGGTTGAAAGCAATGACATTCCACCGCTTACAAACTATCGCCCCTGCTGATTGCAAGAGGTAGTTAAGGGCAGCGTGCTTCTTTCCTTGGAGACGGATTGGTCGCCCATCAAGTCCCCGCAAAACATCAGAAGCAGATTCATTGGCAACAGACTTAAGAAGATCGTCAAGGCCCGGAATCGCTTTGAGGAACTTCTTACGGATACTTGCCCCAAGTTTCTTAGCAGCTTCCTCTGATAACGACTTATCAAGTGAGGTGCCAATCTTCTTGTCTGATGCTCCATAAATGAATGCGTAGGTTAGGGTCTTGACTTCTTTGCGAGTACACCCAACTCGATCTGCATTCTGTTGGTGAATGTCTCCGTTGACTACAACGTCAGCGAAAGCACCGCCATCAAACTCAGCGAGATAGTGGCCAAGCATACGAAGCTCCAAGCCGGAAGCATCGGCACCAACCTGACGCATACCATTGCCAGGACCAAATAGTTCACGACAACGAGGATCCGAACTCGTCTGCCCAAGATTTGGTCGGCTGTGCGCGTTACGCCCGGTGTTGGTAGCAAGCTGGCAAACATGGTGGATACGCCCTTGAGGGGTGACCATCTTGAGCCAGGCATTTGCTCCATCACTGAGCTGTCCAAGGGCCTTTTGTAGTTCGAGGATTCGGGCAAATGTTTTAGCCTCTTCGGTATCAATGGATTGGAGAACGCCTTCATCAATCTTCGGGCGTCCGGTGTCTGTAAAGACTTCAGGTTTCCAATCACGCCAGGTCATAAAGGCCCAGCCAATGTGGTCCCGACTTGTTGGGTTGAACTCTTTGAGCTTGGTAAGCTCTGCCCCCTCGTAATAACCTTTAGTGCTGTTGTTCCTCTTGGGAATCATGGTTCCGCCATCAACATACGGGAAGGTTTCTCGCATGTGATCGGCAAGTTTGTCCATCTCTGTTCGGAGAGTGGATTCAAGCTTCTGGGCTTTTACAACATCAAAGGGCCAGCCTGCTGTTTCTTGCAGTGCCATGATCTTTGCCAGGTCATGTTCAAGCCAAACAGCATCTTTAAATTTACCTAGTTTGTTGCGGAAGATAGTATTGAACAGGGTCTCAACAACGTGAACATCCTGCTCGCAGTAGTCTTCCATTTCTTGGGACCACTCAGACCAGTCGCTAGTCTTTCCAAACTCACCCTTGTAATCACCAAGACGATACCCCCAGGCTTCCAACGAGTGGCGACCATAGAGTTTACCTGGCATACCAATGGGCTTCTTACGAAAGTCCATTGACAGGATGTGTGGTTGGAATAACCGGCTAAGAATCAACGTATCGTAACACCTTGCCTTGGGTTCAAAGAAAGGGTAGATCTGTTGAATAGCTGGAATGTCAAACCCAACGATGTTGTGGCCGATCAAGATGTCAGCTTCTGCTAGGATGTTAACCCCAGTAGTAACAGACTCATGCGTACCCACATCGTTGTAACGAAGTACTTCACCTGTGTCTAAATTTTTAGTCACGATACAGTGAAGCCGATCCATCCCTTGGCGGGGCAGACCGTTGGTTTCAATGTCAAAGAGAAGTCTCATAGTCCCCAGTATCCTGGTTCCTCCGTGTCAAGGGTACGTTGCGTAATAGGATCTGGTCGCCCACATTCTTCACAGAAGTAACCACTCGGGTCCATCTCTGAGAAAAAGAAAGCGTCAGAACCGCAGGCACAAATAACACGGCTAGAAATCTCCGTAGTCTGTGGCGGGGGTGGAAGCTTTGGAGTCATTGAACTCAGCAGTGAGGTCTTCAGTCATGCGACCGGTATCAGATTGATAAACAATTGTACCAGCCTTTCCGGTTTGACCATTAAATCTGTTCTTAAGAACTCTGATGTTGGCAAAGTTCTGACCAGAAGAAAGGTTCCTTTCAAGCGCAATAACCATGTCGGACAGTTGAACGATGCTGTGGCTGCCACGGAGTTGACCGAGGCTAACCTGCTGACCATCTTCGTGTCCCTTGTCTCCTTGGGGACGCTTGAGGTGGCTGATAAGGATCATACCAACTCCAGTCTCCTCAACAAAAGATCGAAGCTTAGTCATGGTCACATCAATGAGCTTACGTTCATCGTGCGACTCGTTCCCTGACATCAGGATGGAAAGGTGGTCAAGGACAATCCATTGAACCTCCTTTGCTTGTGCCATGAACCGGCAATCACTAAGTATGGCTTCAGGATCGACTGACCCGAACCCGTCACGAAGAAATACCTGTCCAGTGCCAAGCGACGCATCAAACGCTGTTTTAAGGTCATCTTGTGGTAGCTCGTTGTTTAGGTGAAGAGGTTTGTTTGCCTTGACCGACATCAACCGAAGGGCTGTGCGTTGAAGGCTCTCCTCAAGGGCAATGTAGCCCACCTTTTGTCCCTGGTCAACCAAAGACTGAGCAACTTCTCCACAGAAGGTACTCTTGCCTACCCCAGACCCAGCCGTAACCGTAACCAATTCACCGAGACGGAGCCCGCTGGTGATGCCATCAAGACTATTAAAAGGCCAGTTAGCATCCCGACCATGTAAAGGCTTAATTGCCAGTTCAAAGAG